CGCCTCTTTTTCCATCTGACATTTCACTCCAATATGGGATTTTGCGTAATGCGGGAAGAAACTCCTTCTTGCACTGTTCAATCAGAAGTGCATCTGCTTCTGCCTGTGTAAGGGTATCACCAAGTTTGAATGCTGAACCATCTTTCTTGCGGGTGGAACCCCAACCGATTGTGATTGGAAGTCCCCCTGTAAGAGGGTCAGGATATGCCTTTAGGTGACATCCTTCAAACTCTTTGATTAACTTAATGCCCATTTGTGGGACATCATCACCACCTGTTACAGGAGCTGCAGCAGCGGCAGGGGCTGGTGCAGCACTAGTCTTTTTTCCTCTAAAAATCTCCGCCCAATCTACGTTATCTTCTAGATACTTGACTGGTAGGTTATCTTCTAACCACTGAACTGCCTTGACATGGTTAGGATTTCTTTCATCATAAAACTGAAAGAAATTGTGTAAATCAACTCTTGCCATTGTTGTCTCCTTCGAAATACTTTGAATAAAGTTGTTGTGCTTCTACGTGTCTGCCGTGATTTGTGAGGTCTTTAATCTTTTGTAAGATTTTCCTCTTGAAATTAATCGAAGATTCTTCCCCAGCCATCGTTCCCTCCTGGACACCAGCGGTGCTTCAGCATTGCCTTAGTGTAAATGGTCTTCTTACCATTTGTTACTGGACCAGTGTAATTGTCATTGCAAGAACCATATGGATCATTGACATAATATCCTTTACCATCTGGTGTCTTACCGATGACTACACACATGTGCCCACCAGTAGGAGCAGATAAAGGACCACGGTGCAGGATACCAATAACAACAGGTTTCCCAGCATCAAGACTCTTATCAATGTCAGCAAAAGAAAGATTATAGCTAAAGTGTGACTTAACTCCATAACCTGCCAGAACTTTTGTCTGTACCGCATGGTCAGTCGTGTCACCAATCGCAAATACTTTTTTGACATACTCATCATCACCTTTGATGCTTCCTGGCTTGAGGAAAGCAAGGCACATTGCACACGATGAAGAGTTACACGTTCTATGTGCATCTCTGTAGTTATCTACTTGGTTAAAATATGGAACTTCAAGAACTGCTGGAGTTGGTGGTTTTGTTCTAAAAATACCAATCCAATCAGTTTCTGCATCGTCTAAAAACTCAGCAGGCAGGTTATCCTCTAACCATTGTACTGCTGCTACGTGATTTGAATTTTTTTCGTCGTAAAACTTAAAAAAGTTGTGAAGGTCAAGTGTCATCTTCCTCTCCTATGAACTCTAATGAGAAAATATCATGCTCTGGAATATTCGGATTCAACCATTCACTAAACTCAGATTGAATCGCATGGGCATTTTCAAAACAGTTTTCTTCACAGAGAGTATGAATACGATCAACTGCCCAATCATGTGATTGTTTCAGAGTCTTTTCCAAAATTTCCATAATCTTTTCGCATGTAGCGTCCTAGGATATTACTATTGTAATACGCTGGACTCCCATCGTCAAGAGACTCGATCAACACATTATTTAGGAAAAGCTGTTTTGTTTCTTCGTAGTTACACTGTCCTTTTGTTTTATGGAGGCTAAGTATTCTTCTGTCGCAGGATGCTTTTCCCCAAATGTCAATATCGGCTTTGAGTTCAGGACAGGAGCCGTAATATCTTTTCCAATCGGACTCTGACTTAACTTTTCTAGATTTTCCTCTTGGTGTGCGGAAAGACCAGAAATACTTTCTACCAATATAACTACGACCAGTTTTATTACAGTGAATATGATAAACGAAACCAAAATTATCTTGAATATCAGAAGACTCAAAAATTTCCCCATTGAATCTCCAAGGGTTTTCATAACTCATACTAAGAATCTTTATGAGCTATTATTTATCTTCAACCCTAGCAAAGCGATTCTAGCAATAAAAAAGCACCCCTGTCAAGAGGTGCTTAGAATTATGTTATGATTATATCAACGACCGAAATCTGTTCCTTGATTTACTGGTTTGATTTTGTTTTTATTTTCAAGATTCTTACCACCTTGCTGCATAACTTGGGCACGAGTTTGACCTGTTTTTTCTGCTGCAGCACCGCCGCCAGCACCATAGGTTGTTAATCTACCACTGTCATCCTTACTTGCTGGTTTAGCAAATGGTGAAGGAGTGCTAGGAAGTGGTTTAGTTTGTTGATTTGCAAATGGATTAGTATTTGCTCTGGCAGCATTGCTTCTGTCAATTTTATTTTTTGCTGCCATAGCCGCTAAAGCACCACTAGCAAGCACACCTCCAGCAAGTAATGCAGGTGCAATCTCATCAAGAATTTCTTTTTTCCACCCTTCACCCATATTTGCCATAATAGCAAGAGCTGCTTTTTCAGTTTCGGCATAACCCTCATCAAGAAGATGACCCTTGATGATATCAAATATATCAAAGGATTGGGATTGAAGATTTACACCCTTTTTAGCAAGATCAAAACCTGTTGTTGGTTTATTCTCTACTGGTTTAGGGGTTGCAGCAGTTCCCTGTGAGAATTTTGTGGCGGGGTCTGGTGCTTTAAGATTAGATGCTGCTGCGGTCGCTTGTGATGTATTAACAGCGGTTGATGGTGGTGTCTTTAATTGGTCTGATGTAACATTTGCACCTGCCTGTCTCATCTGAGAAGCCGTTTGCATTGCTTTAATATCAGCGACATCTTGTTTAATCTTTGGTTGTGCTGGTGCCGCTGGTTTTGGTGCAGAAGGAGCAGCACTACCACCACGAGCAACATAACGCTCTTTCTCAGCACCTGTAAAGGCACCTGCAGTGAATTTACCAGTTGCCTTATCTAATTTACCTTCTACACCACCTTGCTTGGCAAGAACGACTGAAGAGGCAGCAGGAGCGGTTTTAGTGCCTGCTGGTGGATTCCCTGAACCTGCTGGAGGATTACCTGAACCTGCTGGAGGATTACCTGAACCTGCTGGACGTGTAGGTTTTGATACACCAGCTTTTTGTCTAGCGACTTCCCAAGATTTATCAGTTTCAGCACCTGGTTTAGTGAAGAACTTTGCTGCTCCTGCAGTTACAGCTGGTTTAAGATAATCTGGTTTAGCTGGTGGTTTTTTACCTGTCAAAAGTTGAGTGGCAGATTGTTGTTGTGCAGATTTCATAGCAGGTGTAGAAAATACATCCATTTTTTCATCGATCTTCTCAACATTTTCTACAACTTCTTCTTGTTGAGGAGCATAGACAGCACTATATGCTTCCATCATATTTGCAACTTCATTACCTGTAAGTCTAGACATCTTTTCTTTTATGATTTTTCTATAATTTTATTTATAAAAAAAGAGGGTCCGAAGACCCTCATTTCACATCGTCATTGCATTTACCCAACCATTCTTTGGAATAATCATAATCTCCAAAAAGAAACTCATCGCACTCTGCCGCTTCCTGATATGCGTTCAGGATTTCCTGTTCGCACCATTCATCATAGTTGGAATCCTGAGAAAGTATCTTTGGTAACATTAGATTATGTTAAGTCCTGGTTCTAATAATTTATATCTTTTTCCATCATATGCAACCCCAGAGTAATATTCTGTAGTATTCATAACGGAAAACATATTATATTCTCTACCATCCTCAAATGGAGTTATATCAACTAGATCTCCATAAGTATTTTTCCAGATACTATGATATATTGCACATCCATAAGTTTCATCTTCAGTATCTGTAATCAAATAGTATCCACTTATCTTTTCTCCGCCATAAGTATTCACATAATGATTTACATTATTGTGGCAGTTTGCATCAATACATAATGGTTTTTTAATAACAGGGATCTTCAGTAAAGTAGAAGAAAACTTACAATACTCCTGAAGTTTCATCACACACTCATCTTCAGGTAGTGATACTCTAAATTTTCTCAATTGACCATCCATTTTTTCTCGGTCCTTTTCTGTCATAAAGTATTGCTGCATTCATTGTTGCATAAGAAATACTTTGAGATTTACAAAATTTCTTTAATCCACCAACAATAATATATTCTTTATTTTCTGGAGAAGTGATTTTCCAAGTTTTAGAGTTTGGATTATCTTTTCCAAATTTTGGTGCTCTATTTTGACTTATTTTATTTCTTGTTTCTTGTGAAAGTTTAACACCATATCTTGGATTATTTTTACCAGCAACCTTTTCGCTTATTTTTTTCTTTGCTTCTTCGGTGTGTTTTCTGCCACCAAAACCTATTGTTTTTTGTCCTCCAGGTTTTCCTTCACCACCAAGATTTTGATTTAATAATACACCACCATCACACTCTCTTTTCCAAAGTGCTATGTGTTTTATTTCTAACTCTATTGCTTCTTCTTTAGTAAGACCAGATTTTACAACCCATCTTCTTTCTCTTGGTGGTAATAGATTTGCACCATTACTTCTCAAATGTTTTGCGTGTATTCTTCTTGGTTTCCCATATCCCACATAAAAGGGAGAACCAAAGTCCTCCCTTAAGTAGTAGTAAAGAATATAATTATTCATTTTAAGACTGAACTTACCTATTATTATTTATATAATACACTATTTCAGTCTTAATGTCAATCACAACTGGAACCCAGCAAAAGAGTCTTTGGTAACATCCTGCTTAATACCACCAACAATATATGACTGCACTTGCGTTTGCTGTGGCGCCACTTGAAGACCTTTAGAACTGATCCAATGCTCAGTCCAAGGAAGTGGATTATTTTTCGCAGGAATATCATAAAGTGGTTTGAGTCCAATTGCCTTCATTCTACGATTGGCAATCCACTCGACATATTGCTGAAGAAGTTTATCATTTAAACCAATCATAGAACCATCCTTGAACAGATACTCTGCCCAAAGTTTTTCTTGATTGACAGCATTCTCAAAGGTCTTGTAAAACCATTGCTCTTCTTCTTTGGAGATACGTGCCATCTCAGGGTCATCACCCTCTTTCCATTTGTTCAGAATATTCTGAGTGATAACCAAATGTTGGTTCTCATCACGGGCAATCAGTGAGATGATTTTTGCACTTCCTTCCATAAGCTTGAGTTCGCCAAACGCAAAACTACAAGCGAAGCTGACGTAAAAGCGAATACCTTCAAGAATATTAACGTTTGCAACTGCTCTGAATAGTTTTCTCTTGAGTTCATACCTTGCCTCTTGTGCGTATGGTACTTGTTCTAACGCATGAATCCATTCATTAGTTGAACCATAATGCTGGGCACTGTTGATGAAATCGTTATATGCCTGAGTGACACTCACGGCACGTTCCATAATACGATCCTCTTTCAGAATCGTATCAAAAACTTCAGATGGGTCCGAATAAACATTCTTGATGATATAAGTGTATGAACGGGAGTGGATCATCTCCATAAACTCCCAAACCTTCATACACGCTTCCAGTTCAGGAAGGGAGCAGTATGGAGCAAATGCCATACCAGGACCCCTACCCTGAACTGAGTCCAGCATCACCTGATACTTCAGGTTGCTGGTGAAGATATGCTTTTGCTCTGGGCGTAGCATATGATAGTCGCTACGATCTTTTTGAAGAGAAACCTCTTCGGGTCTCCAGAAGTAACCCAGTTGCTGTGTGGTTAGTTTATCGAAGATTGGGTATTTGTAAGAATCATATCTCTGTATTCCCAGTGGTTGTCCAAAAAACATAGGTTGCTTTTTGGTATCTACTTCCTGAGGATTAAAAACGGTCATTGATTCGACCATTGATTTTTCCTCCAAACCTGTTTTAAATCTTACAAGACTCACAATCTTCCTCCTCCGTGTCTAGAATATCGGAAATTAAGTTATCAAGAGACTGTTTGGTTTCTTCAACCTCATCAGTCTTATGGTCATAAGTATTTTGATAGTAACTGGTTTTCCAGCCGTACTTATATGTAGTTAGAAGGTCCTGTGCCATTACTGAAGTAGGAACTTCATTATCTGGGTAATTTTCTGGATTATAGGACCAGTTTCCAGAAATCGCTTGATCGAAGAATTTTTGCATAACAGCAACAATATGAATATACCCGCGATTGCTAGGCATATCCCACAGCAGCGTATAGTTGTTCTTAAGTGTTTGATACTGGGGAACAATCTGCTTGAGTGGTCCCTTCTTCGACTTCTTAACGGACAAGTATCCGCGAGGTGGTTCGATTCCGTTGGTTGCATTTGACACAACGGAACTGCTCTCCGATGGCATCTGTGCGGACAATGTTGAGTTCCGTACCCCGTATTTGAGTACCTGCTCTCTAAGATGCTCCCAATCATACTTCAATTCGTTAGGTACAATTTCATCAACGTCCTTCTTGTATGTATCAATCGGGAGAATGCCATTGCCATATTTTGTTCGGCTGCTATACTCACAAGCACCTTTTTCTTTCGAAAGATTAACAGTTGCCTGAATTAGGTAATACTGAAATGCTTCGGTAAGTTCATGTACCAGTCTCCAAGCACCAGGATCGTCGTAATGCTCGCCGTGCTTGGCGAGATAGTGTGCCAGACCAATAAACCCTACCCCAAGCGAACGACGTGCCCTGGTGGCGATTTCTGCTGCATTGACGGGGTATCCTTGAAAATCAATAAGTTCATCAAGAGAGCGAACAGCAAGATCGCAAAGCACTTCAAGATCCTCGTTATCCCGAATTTTTCCAACATTAATAGCAGAAAGTATGCATAGAGCAATCTCACCATTTGGGTCATCAATATGTTGAATTGGTTTGGTAGGTAGAGTAATTTCCTGGCACAGATTGCTCATCTCAACCTTATCCATAAAGGATGAGTGAGAGTTACAGTGGTCAATGTTCATAATGTACAAACGACCTGTTTCTGCTCTCTCTTTCAGGAGGTCCAAAAAGAGTTCTTGAGCTCCGATAGTTTTTCTTGGAATAGACTCATCTCGTTCATAACGAACATACAACTCGTCAAATCCATCAGTACCAAAAGCATCATACAAGCCAGGAACGGCGTGGGGAGAGAAGAGAGAAATCTCTTCGTTGCGGATGAAGCGTTCATAGAACAGTTTGGAGATTTGGATACTATAGTCTAACTTACGAACACGATTATCTTCGGTTCCTTTATTATTTTTCAATACTAGAATATCTTCTATTTCTTGGTGCCAGATTGGAAAATGGACAGTTGCTGATCCACCTCTGATGCCATTTTGAGTGCAGCATCGGACAGTTGCTTCAAACTTTTTGAGGAAAGGGACAACACCTGTGTGCTGAACTTCTCCGCCTCTGATTTTGCTGTTGATGCCACGGATGCGACCCGCGTTGATGCCGATACCCGCCCTTTGTGCAACATATCTGCCGATAGCCATATCAGAACTAAAGATGCTATCGAGGGTGTCATCAACATCAACAAGAACACAGCTAGCATATTGTCGAAGTGGAGTTCGCACTCCCGCCATGATAGGTGTGGGAATGTTGATTTTGTGCTTGGAGATTGCATCGTAGTACTTCCTAACGTAATCTAAACGTGTTTCTTTAGGATACTTGGAAAAGATTGTCGCCGCAATCAAAAGGTACATAAACTGTGGCGTCTCATAAAGTTCGTTAGAACTTCTGTCCTGCACGAGGTACTTATCAACGACTTGACGTAGACCTGCATAAGTGAACAGATAGTCACGACTATGATCAATAAACGACTGAAGTTTATCAAACTCATCATCAGAGTATAGGGTAAGAATTTCTGGGTCATAGACACCTCTACCAACGGCACGAAGGACGTGCTGCTTAACTGTGGGGCATTCATGCATACGACCAAACAACTGCTTACGGAGGGCGAACAGAAGCAGGCGAGCAGCAACGAATTGATAGTTGGGATGATCCAGATCAATCAGGTCAGAAGCAGAACGAATCAGAATCTCCTGAATCTCTGCGGTAGTGATACCATCATAGAATTGAATGCCTGATTGCATCTCTACCTGAGATGCTGATACACCTGCTAGGTCTTTGCAGGCTTCTTCCACCATAACGTGGAGTTTATTTAAATCAAGTGGTTCAGTTTTACCATTTCTCTTAACGACTTTCGTTCCGTTGCTCATATTTTCTTCCAGTTGTTAAACTTAATTTTTGCTTCTAGACCTGTGTATGTATTTGATTTTAACACATCCATAACGTTAAGTCCAGCTAAAACCATATCATTAATATCTTTTTGCTGGATTGATGTTGGCCAAATAATCACCTTGTCGCCTCTGTCGATGGTTTTTGATATTCGGTTGACGATTTCTCGATTACGTGGTTCGTTATCAAAAACGTAAATATAATCGCTCCAATTAAACGACCTAATATCAACGTCGGACCCACACATAGCAACAGCATTTTTGACAAACGTGGAGTCGAAGGGTCCCTCAACAATGTAAATGGGTTCCGAAGAATCCACTTGGTCCAGTCCATAAAGTTTGGGCGAATCATCAGAAAGCATCACAGTAATATATTTAACAGGGTTAGGACCTAGTGCTCTTCCCTGAAAACCTATCAAGTTGGAGTCTGTATCATACATTGGTATAATAATGCGACTCTCATCCCTACCGATAGTGTCAAACGTAACTTTTTGAGTGTTCGTCCACTCCTTAAATTTGTCAGCAAAATAAAACTTTTCAGGATTGAGTTTCCTTTTTTCCAGATATTCTCTGGCAATAGGATTCTCTGATGCTTTGGGTAAATCAAGTTTCTTTTTGAAGACTGGTTTCGCAAACTCAAACTTGGGTTCCTCAACCACAAAGTTTCTACCAGTATGTCCTTCTTTAAACTTCTCAAGAGTATATTGCTTATGAAGTGTAGGGTCTAACTCTTTGAGAAAGTTATTAAAGGATAAACTTGCTCCGCAGTTATGGCACTTAAAGTTTGTGTTATTCTTTACGGGATAGATATATCCTCGTGTTTTATTTTTGTTCTTTTGAGAGTCGCCACACAGTGGGCAGCGGAAGTTGTAGAGATCTGCCTTGACTCTCTTAAACTTTTGTAAGCGTGACGAAACGAGTCCAATGTACTTGGAGTCAATCAAATCCATTATAAAGGTGCTTTACTTCGTACTTTCTATTGTAGCAGGAGCAGGGGCAGGGGTCAAGGTTTTAATGGTTGGAATAACACCAACTAAAAAGATTGCTAGGGCAGAAATTCCAGCAATTTGCCACTTAAACTTAGATAATTCTTCTATTTTACTTTCTAATTTTTCAAATCTATCTGAAATTTCTTTGTGTTCTTTATCATTATCTTCTTTCATTTCATCAATCATTTTAACAAGAAGTGCATCGTTTTTCATACTTTGCTCAATTCTCTCATCGTGCTTCGCAAGGATTGTAGCAATACGTGAATTGCCTTCTGATATTTTATCTACCGCTGCCTCTAATTTGGCAAGCATTTCGCGGGATAAGTCTTCATAAATACCGAGTTTAGATTCAAGAACCGCTAATTTTGATTCTTGGGAAAACATTTTACCTTCCTTTTAAAAATTGTAACCACCATCTACGAGAACCTCTTCCACCTTTTGCATAGTTACTTCTATATCTACCTTTCTTAAAAACTGGAGGATCGTCTCCCGCTGGTGCAGTTCCAGCGATATTTCCAGAACCAACATTAACGGTTGGTTCTTCTTTAAGAGTGCGAATTGTAGAAATTAATTTATCAATGTCCATTAAACTTCTTGCAATTTGTCTATACACTCTTGGTCTTCAATAATAGAATGCAAAGTTGTTTTTGGATATTCAGGCAATCTATTTAAAAATAACAAAAAACTTTTAATAGCAGGCCAAAGGTCAGATTCTAAATTATAAAGAAGCAAAGGGACTGCTGCATCATCAAAGACATTAAATAGGACGATTAGGTGATTAAGAATCAAGTGAGTTTTAAGAACTCCTGTATTCCTATAACGCTTAAGTAATCTTTTAATATACTTAATACGTTTTAAATCGTCCTCAAAATCATCCCTAGTAACTGCTTGGGGATTATCATAAAATTTAATAGCAAATAGAAGATAATTATCTTCATTCAATTCATCAAATCTCATACCAAATTATCAGCTATCTGGATACTGAGCGTCGTCAGCAGCATCCGTGTTGATTGTGCTTCCTGCTACCAATACTTCAGTTTTAACTCTGAAATTTCCGTGAGTATCGGTGTAAGTCATGACACCAACCCAACCAGCGTGTGGAGCAGCGAACTTACGAGCATTACCAGTAGCTGCGTTAGCAACAGCTTGCTCTGTAGTATCTACACCAAATACACCAGTGAATACTGGACTTGTTGAGAATCCTGTAGTCTTAGACTCAGGTGCTCTATAAACCGAATTTCCAAGTGTTGAAATTGGTTCTTCTGAAATATTATAAGCAGTTCCTGTTGGAACAGTAGTTAGTCCAGCAACGAAGTATGAAGTGCTAGCTAAAGAAATACTTGTGGAGGTAAATCCAGTGATAACAGCATAACCATAAGTAGCACCAGCACCAACTGTAATCACATCTCCAGTTCTAATACCAGCAGAGGTAAAGGTGACAACACCAACCCCACCAGTTGCAATTCCTGTAATTAGATTAACCGAAATAGTTCCTGTTGAATAAACCGAATCTTTATTGCCCCAAAGAGACATGTTTCCTTACCTATAAAATTCTTATATTGATATTTATAAAAAAAGGAGACCTTTAGTTTCGGTCCCCTTTATCCTTAACTCAAGGAGTTAAATCTTTAGCACCTTTATTCTTCAGTTGTGCTTGCACTTGAAGAAGAATGAGCGAAAGAATACCGTTTGATTTGACTTTTGGGTTTGCTCCAAGTGCTTCCGAAACTGCAAAAAGAGCAGTTGCGATAAGAGCCTGATTTGCTAAACACCAAGCGACGAGTGCCGACATGATGACCTCCGTGTGAAGAGTATCCTGTCTTATTTAGATATTATCTCAGTCAGACTCACCTGCTCTTGGTTTGTACATATCCTGTGCTGCTCTCTGTGCTGCTGCTTGTTGTGCTTTTTTTGCAGCAAGTTTTTTGGCAGGTGTATTTGTTGGAGGTTCTGGTTTAACTTCGCTGGTTCTATCTTTTTTTACACCTCTTCCTGCTTCATGTTGAGCAACAGTTCCACCACTACGAGTCATCATACCACCCTTATTCATATTTCTAACAATTTCTACAGCACGATCACGTGGTTTTCTTGGTTCTCCCCTGTCTTCTGCCATTCTTTCATCAATTACTTCACCTTCTGGTTCATAAGAATTATTTTGTGCTTGTTTGAGTTGCCCTACTGTTCCACCAGTCATCAATCTTCTGTTTGGGTCATTTGTTGCATTATCAAGTGCTTTTTTCGCTGGCTTATCGAAAACTGTTTTAATTACCGCAGGTGCAGCAAGAAGAGCAGCTCCTGCAGCGAGTGCTGGAAGCATTTCATCAATTTGCTCACCTTCTGGTTCATAAGACATCTTAAGACCAATTGCTCTCATCTTATTCTTAAAAAGATTCATAGATGTAGGAAGGGATCTAATATCCATTTCTTCCTTTTCTTTTTTAGCAACTTCTTTTTTCTTAGATTCATCAGCAAGTCTAGATCTAAATCTATCAACTGGAGAATCGCACTGCTCACTCATTCCTGCTTTTCTTTCTGCTTCTAATTTAGCGGCGATTGCCATTTGTTGCTTTTTCTTCTTTGATTTCCCTTTGAATTGTTTCTTTTTAGACTTGCGGAAATCTTTAATCACATCACCCATATCTGCCGTAGCAAGATCCATCTTCTCTGCCATATTTGAAGGGAAGACTTTTACTTTGTTAGACTCGCCCTTTGGTAAGGTATCAACTTTTTTCTTTTCAGTTTTTGCTTCAGTCCAAAGATAGTCTTCTTCAACCTTTGCCTTACCACCTTTTTGATCTTTGCCTAGAGCACCTGCAACAATATCACCTCTAGTTACCTTATCATAAGGAGGATAATTATTTGCTAGGTTTCCATCACCTTTTTTATGCCCAGGTTTGTGTGCCTCTTCCACTGCTGGTTTGGTTGGTTTGGTTTTAGCCCCAAATACTTTTTGCCCAACATTTTGAACAGTCTTTGGCAACTCATCAACAAACTTCACTACACCAGCAGGTAAATTTGGAGCACTTCCACCTGTTACTGCTTCTTTAACATTATCTCCGTTCGAAGAATCCGAACTTGTTGTGGATGGGTTTGGAGCATTGAATCTTGCCTGAGGATTTCTAATGGAACCCCCTCCCCTGCCAGGATGACTGCGTGATGATTTTGAATTATCTGTATTGTTGTATCTAAATTTAGGGCGACGCATCTCATCCAGTGCTTCACCTTCTGGTTCATAAGAAGCGGAAACAGTCTTTCTGGTGTCCTGACCGTCTGGCTTACCACCCATTTTACGCTGAATGGCATTATGAACTGCACCAGCATGTTCTTTTGATGAACTTTCCTTTTTACCGTCACCATCATAATCCTTACCTGCTGTTGCAGCGGCAGTTTGCTCACCTCTCTTTCTCTCACCCTCATATGGCTCACCATATGAAGTGATTTCTACAGACTTAATATTTGGATTAGAACGAAGTTGAGTAATTTTATTTCTATCAGCATATCTTACATAACTTTTGCCATTATTATCTTCAACTCTAACCTTATACTTTTTTGGTGCCTCAATATCTTCCTTGGCAAATACTCTTACCATTACATCAGAAACACTTTCCATTGCTAAGTCTTTTACCGATCCAATGAATTCTTCATTCTTCATTGGACCTTCACCAAATAGTTTTTTCTTTACAGCAGCTCTTTCATTTCCACCAAGATTGCTGTTTTGCATATATTGTGCAAACGCAGTTCTCAAAGGAACGTCCTCTCTTCTGGCACGATAACGAATATCATAAACTGCCTGACGAATTTTTTTCTCGGGAGAAGCAGAGTCTTTTCCCCCCGCGCCCTTTTCATTATCCCCACCACCCTTAGCAGCAGGAGCAGATGGAGCAAATTTTCTTGCAGGGAGCTCCTCAGCAATATGCTTTTTCATGGAAAATAATTTCTACTTTACTTTTTTCTATACTTATTTATGAAATTAACTCCGTATGCCTTTGCCCCAGATTGAAGATTTTCCTTACCAGTTCCAATTGCTCCTGGAGTTTGCATCGAAACGTATTTAAAGAATCCCGTAGTACCTGCAAGTGTATTTGGTTTTCCAGGTGCTCTATACATGCTATCCATTTTAACTTCGGTATATTCAACCAAATCTTTAATCCAAGATTTAAACATCTGACCCGTTTCGGTTACACAAATTAAATAATTAGTGCCTCTGCGGAGAATACGACCAGTTAATCCTGTATTCAGATTCTCTACCATCTGACCGATGTTGAAAATATTCTCTGCAACATAATTTTCACGAAGAGTCTTAAAATCAAACTTAGGAGCAATCTGCCAAAGTTGCCACCCTTCTTTAATATTCATCGCACCGCGAAGATTATCAAATAACTCTAGAGCATCTTTACGAGAATAATCTGATGGGAGACCCTCTCTAAATCTCTTAAAGTCACCTTCTGCAGCGGCAAGTCGCATTCTGGATGCGGACATTCCTTCAACACCCTTTGCATCAGGATCTCTTTCCCCAGCAGAAACAACTTCGATGTTATCAAATGCATAGAGTTGTCCATTGTAATTATTGGATAACTTTTCAAACTCTTTAACTCTATCAGCACCACCAACAATTCTTACATTTGTGTATCCATCATTATGCGCTTTCTTTAGAACATCAAAAATGGTTTTAGTATTTGCATCATTTACAATTCTCTCACTATGTGTAGGGAACATCTTTCTCATGTAAGAGACTTTTGTATCAGGGTCCAATGGATTCTTTTTCTTATCCTGACTTCTTGAAGGATAGATAAGATAATCGCCACCATCAGCAGCGGATGATTGGGCAGCAACATCCATTAATTGCTGGTGACCAATCGTTGGGGGATTGAATCGACCGAAAGCAATTGTAAGAGTTCCTTTTGTTTTTTCGACTGGTGGTGGTCCAACAGGAGCGGCAGGTTCTTGTGCAACTGGTTGCTGCTCAGGAGCAGGTGCTTGCTGCTGAAGTGCAGGATCTACAAAATTTGGATCAGAAATATTTTTTTCTTTTTCAGTTTGTGCAGGGTCTTTTCCACCAACTGCTTGCCTTTTATTATAAAACTTTAGAGTTCCTTTTACAGTTTTTGCTACAAACTCACCATCCTTATACCATCCACCATGACCATCTCCCTGCAACCCAAGTCTTGCTGCTTGCTGTGATGCAGTTGCCTCTGATAAAAATCTAGAAAAACTTTTCATTACTTAAATTTCTTTATCTTTGATATGATTACTTTTTCGTTATCAGTAATATATTTTAAGATGTTTTTATGTATCTGCCTATATTTATGTTTATTTTTACTGACAGACATTTTCTTATCTAAAACTAAATGCACATAGCGAACAAATTCTGGATACGTGCCCTTAAAATTTTTAAGCAATTCATCAACATATTCTTTCATAATTTGAATCCTAACTTATCTTTTTTAAAGTCATATCCATTTTTAGTTCTAAATTGCAAGTTTGATATAGTTGCTTGACCCTCCACTCCCTGTGCTCTTCTAAGAGTAAATGATGGTGTGATATTATTCAATGAAAGATGAACAAAAAACATTTCATTGGATAATGCGTTTCTAACAATATTGGTAAAATTTAATGATGCTACAGATTGCCTAGAATAATCAATTACTAGTCTTTCGCAAGCATAAGATATTTGCATCAGGGTTATCCTAACTCTGGAATAATCACCTCTTTGAGAATTCAATATTCCAACTAGTCTAGGATCAGATCTAATGATACTATCAAATAATTCAGGATTTGAAATAAATCCTGTAGCAGAAGAATTTAAAACGGAATTTGCTACATTTTGATCCAACAATCCAAGACGAGCAGCAGCTTGAATAGGACCTTGCACCATATTGTTATTATTAATAATTCTCATCAAATCAAACTCTTGTGAGTTTCTCATCTGTGCCAAAAGTGAAGAATTTTGTTCAACCAACGGTATAATATCCCTAACCTTAAGAGTATTAGAAGACACCCCACTAGATTTTGCAGATACTTTAATTGACCTATTTGGAGTTACAATATAATAATCAAGTAAAGGTTCATTTGATCTTGTTGGGATAAAAATTTTAGATGTTGTTTTATTAACTCCAAGATTTAAAGTATTAA